GCAACAGCCTATGCTGTGTCAATAGGGGCGAATGAAGTGTGGACTGGTGTACATGCTGGAGATCATGCGATATACCCTGATTGTCGGGGTGAATTTATTGATAAAATAAATGAAGTTACTAAAATTTCAAATTATGAATCTGTTGAAGTAAAAGCTCCATTTATTGAAATGTCTAAAATAGGTATAGTAGATATTGGTAAACGATTGGGAATTGATTATTCTGATGCATGGACCTGTTATAAGGGTAATGAATTTGCATGTGGAAAGTGTGGATCATGTCAGGAAAGACTTGAAGCATTTGATCAAAATGACATTAAGGATCCGATGAGATATGAAACATAATTCTGGTGATGAAAAGTTAATACCAATGTTAGAATGGGGAGTACCAGCTGATATTCAAGGAAGTGATGAAATTGTTTTAAATTCACCAATAATGATCAAGGCACAAGAAAAGATTATTGAATTATTTAAACCAAAAAGTAATACTGCATTTGTTTCATTATGTACTTCAACTAGACCATATTCATCAGGAAGAAAATGGAACAAATTCATAAAAGAATTTAATGATGTTGATTTTATAATATCATCAAATGGTGGTGTAATTCCCATTGAATATGAAAATTCATATCCATATTTGACTTATGATGCACATGGTACGATAGAATATGATGAGGTATATAAATTATATACGACAAGAAATTTAATAAGATTTTTTATACTTAAAAAATATGAGAATATAGTATTTAATTTCAGACCTAATTTAAGAAATAGTAAATCTGCAAAAATTGCTGGGGATTATCTTTTTGAAAAAGGACATATAAAAAGTTATTGCATTATACCAAATATTGATTTGTATAATGAGGCACAGAATGATGGATTTACAAAACTTGGATTGTCAATGTATCCAGATTTACATCCAATAATATTGACAAAATTAAAAGAATCAGTGATTAAATATACAAAAAATACAACGATAAAAAAAGAAAAGGATGAAAATGATATTAATTTATTTTGGTGAACTATCAATCAAAACTCACACTGGAGGAAGATATAATGAGTAACTTTATTTATATACCATCATTCTTTTCTGGTGAATATGGTGGGACTATGAAAAAGAATTTTAGATTTTCTAAATCTAATATGACATGTAGATATTATGCTGATGATTTTCCAGAAAAATATCAACATAAATATGCTTTGATTAGTGCAGGTGCAAATTCATCAAAAACATATAGACACGACTTGGGATTAGACAATTCATTTGTGTTGGGTGATTCTGGTGGTTATCAAATAGCGTCTGGTGCAATGAAGTGGGATATTAAACATAGAGATAGAATTTTTAACTGGTTAGAAACTAACTCAGATGTTGCTATTAATTTGGACATTCCACCACGAATGAAATATGCTGGTAAATTTAATGAATGTTTGGATATTAGTAAAGATAATTTTAAATATTTTTATGAAAATCAAACTGGAAATACTAAATTTTTAAATGTATTGCAAGGTGAAAATGAACTATCTTATTTAAATTGGTATAATGGTGTGAAAGATTTCCAGTTTAATGGATGGAGTATTGGAGGAGTTCGGGGTAATTTATATAGAATGTTATCAGGCATATATACTTTAATTAACAATAAAGAACATTTGAATCTTAATAATGATTATTTTCATATATTGGGGGCATCTAGGGTTAGAGACTTTTTAATGTTAATTCAATTGCAAAAATCACTTGAGGATATTGGATCAAATATAACGGTTACTACAGATAGTTCAACACCAGATAGGCACGTAGTGTATGGATTATATTTCATTAATTATAGCATTAAGCATGAAAATTTAGATGCTATTACGTTTCCAAATGGAAGCAATAATCCAGATATTATTGATTGGTTTAAGACAACGAATCAAACTATACCCAAATTTACAGAATTTGATAATATAATAGGGGAAGAATTTTCATGGAAAGATGTTGCTGATTGGAATTTAGATTGTAAGATTGGTATGAGATTGCATAATTTTTATTTATTAAAAGATGCAATTCAAGCAATTACTTGGTTAGTGTATGGGCATGATTACATATTGAAACAAAGTATAAATTCTAATACATATAAAATTTTACAGTCAATTGATGAGATGGTGAAATCAAGTAATCCAACAAAGATATTTGAAAAATATAAACCATTATATATGAAATTAAGTAATATGTCAATTAAAACTGATGTTAAAAATCACGATTTTTTTTAAAGAAAGAGGAAAGTTAAATGCAGAAAAATAAATTAGATACGTTCATTCAAAAATATAATTTGGGTGGAACTATAAATAGTGTAAAATGGATGTCAGATGGGTCCAGATTGATAACCAAATTTATGAGTGAAGACAAGTCATTGATGGGGAAAGTATGTTTAGATAATTTTAAATTTGATCCCGTGGAGATAGGGATATATCAAACTGATCAATTGAAATCATTATTGGGAGTATTGGGGGATGATATAAATTTAACATTAGTTAAAGTTGACGATAAACCAGTAGCACTTAAAATAAAGCATAAATCAACTTCAATAGATTATATGTTAACTGATACTGATATAATAGATGATCCACCTAATATGAAACAGATTCCAAACTTTGAAACAAAAATTAAATTAAATAGTGATTTTATTTCTACATTCATTAAAGGCAAAAATGCATTATCTGATGTAAATACATGTACACTTATTGATAATACTGATACTAAAAGTGTTGATGTTGTTATTGGATTCTCATCTATTAATACTAATCGAATTAATATTGCTACTGAAACATTAATTAATGGAATTGATGATAATATATCGTTTAATGCTAATTTATTTAAAGAAATATTAATAGCAAATAAGGAATGTAAATCAGCCATTTTGGAAATATCAAATAAGGGATTATTAAAAATTCAATTTAAAACTGATGATTATACATCTAATTATATGGTAGTTGCTACTCAAAATATAGGATAATGTAATGAATAATGATGATAAACAATCATTTATTATCCACAATGGTAATTGTTTGGATGTTATGAAAACTATGGAGGATAATTCAGTGGATTCCATTGTAACTGATCCACCATATGGATTGGTTGGAGTTTCACGAAATGGTAGTAGCCAACCTGGAGATTTAGAAACTCCATATGGTAGAAGTGGGCCAAGCAAGAAACGAGGATTTATGGGGTTTGAATGGGATGGACAAATACCTTCAGTTGAAATATGGAAAGAATGTTTGAGAGTGTTAAAACCTGGAGGTCATTTATTATCATTCGCTGGAACTAGAACACAACATAGAATGGCAGTAAATATTGAAGATGCTGGATTTGAAATTAGAGATATGATTTCATGGGTGTATGGTAGTGGATTTCCTAAGAGTCATAATATAAGTAAAGCAATTGATAAAATGGCTGGAGTAAAAAGAGAAGTTATTGGTCAAAATCAAGTTATTTTAAATAAACAAAAGAAAGAGTTTGAGTGTGGTATTCGTAATGTGAAATCTGTCATGAATAAAGGAGCACCAGAAAGGAATAATGGATTTGTAACATTATCTGCTGATATTACTAAACCAGCTACTCCAAACGCAATCCAATGGGAAGGTTGGGGTACTGCATTAAAACCAGCATTTGAACCAATTACAGTAGCAAGAAAACCAGTATCAGAAAAGACTATTGCAAAGAATGTATTAAAACATGGTACAGGTGGGATTAATATTGATGGGTGTAGGATTGAATTAAATGGTGATTATAAATGTAAAGCTAACGGGAGACCGTCACAAACTGGGTTATCTGATAATTATAATTCAGAACAAGCAAATCAACAAGATACAAAAGGTAGATTTCCAGCTAATTTTATTCATGATGGTAGTGATGAAGTTGAAGAATTGTTCCCTAATACGAAAAGTGGTGCGATAAAAAAAGGAACGTTAGCTGGCACAAATAATAATTTATATGGTGCTTATAAAGGATATAAAAGTGAAGAATTTAAAAAGAGTGAAGGTTCAGCATCAAGATTTTTCTATTGTGCAAAAACTAGTAAAACAGATAGAAATGAAGGATTGGATGATCAATTAAATAATCATCCTACGGTTAAACCAACTAAACTTATGCAATATCTTGTAAGATTAGTAACTCAGCCAAATGGTATTGTATTGGACCCATTTATGGGAAGTGGATCAACTGGTAAGGCATGTAAATTGGAAGGATTCAACTTCATTGGTATTGATTTAGATGAAAATTATTGTGAAATTGCTGAAGCTAGAATAAAATTAGCAGAAATATCATATAAAAATGAAGAAATAAAAAAACAAAATACATTAGAAAGGTTTATGTAAAAATGAATAATAATAATAACAATAACGATCATACATTATGGGCTGAAAAATATAGACCTGTTAACTTGGATACTTACATTGGTAATCAACATTTGAAAGATAAAGTAACTAGATATATTAAGAGTGGAGATGTTCCACATTTATTACTATATGGTGTGGCTGGTACTGGTAAAACAACATTAGCTAAAATCATTGCAAATTGTATTGCATGTGATAAGTTATATATAAATGCAAGTGATGAAAATAATGTTGATAATGTTCGAACTAAAATAAAGAACTTTGCATCGACTATTGGATTTCAAGATTTGAAAATTGTTATATTAGATGAAAGTGATTTTCTTACACCAAATGCACAAGCGGCATTAAGAAATCTAATGGAAACATTTTCTAAACATTGTAGATTTATATTAACATGCAATTATGTTGAACGCATAATTGATCCAATACAATCCAGATGTCAATCTTATAAAATCATACCACCATCAAAACGAGATGTTGGAATGCATATGGTTAAAATGTTAGATGCTGAAGGTGTTAAATATGAGATGGGTGATATTGCAGAAATAATACATGTGAGTTATCCTGATATTCGTAGAGTGATAAACTCAACACAACGACAAGTAATAGATGGTGGGTTAATTATAGATAAAACATCAATCATTCAAAATGATTATAAAAATAAGCTATTAGATTTGATTAAATCAAATGCAAAACTATCAGAAATACGACAATTGATTGTTGATACCAATCTATCAGATTATACAGATTTATATAGATTCTTATATGACAAGTTAGATGAGTTTTCAAATGGTCAGGATGTTGGTTGCATATTAGCATTAGCAGATGGTCAATATCATGATAGTTTTGTAGCTGATCATGAAATTAATTTTATGGCAACGATGGTGAAGTTGTTAGAAGTTATTAGGATTTAATGTGAGCCCATTTGATTGGATCAATCAGATATTGGTGTATAGAAAACCGTGGGAATCGTTCTCTGAAGCAGAACAGAAATCATTCTCATCATATATGGTGAATAGAATATTATCTATGGATATGGAATTCTTAGATATAGTGAATTTATTTCAAAAATATGCAATTGGTACACTTGAACGTAGAGAAGTGTATAAATGGTATTGTGCTGTATTACCAACAGGTAAAAGGTACAATAAATATATAAAAAGAAAAAATGAAAATAAATACCCAAAATGGTTAGTTGAATTGTTGACAAAGCATTATGAATTGGGTAGTAATGATGTTATTGATTATTTAGATATATTATATAAGACTATTGATGGTAAATGTGTCCTTAAGGATATACTTATTAGATATGGTACAGACTCTA